CCATATCCTTTGAATTCAACGGATGATTCGGTAATTAATCAAATGCATACTATAACTCAGAGAACTACTTCTAAGGAAAGTAATGGTTTGGTTATGGACAATCCCTTTGAGCCCGGCAAAACATTTCCATTCCCCTGTAGACCTTTGGCACCTCTTCAACCATATGAAGGTGATTTAATAATCCAAAACAGGGGAGGATCCGCTATAAGACTTGGCATAGGAACTTCAGATGATTCTCAATATTATAAGAAACCACAACATCATAAAGATACTAAATTAGGAGATCCTACGTTTGCTATGACATTAGAACCATCAGCATCTCCTAAAAAAAGACCAATAAATGAAGATGTTTCCGATATGTCGGGAAATAAAAATCAATCTAAAAATACTAAAAGTCAAAAATATAGAGTAGAGAATGTATCTAATAATATAACAGGTATATTTGGAGGAGTAAGTCAAAAGTATTCTAAAGTTAGATTAGGTAGGGCAAGAAGATTTGAGACCAAAGGAGTGCCTAATTTTGATAAACCTCAAATATTAATAGATACGTCAAGAATAGTTTTGAATGCTAAAAAAGATAATATATTTGTAATAGCGAAAGATAAAGTAGTATTAGAAGCAAGAAAGTTTTACATAACCACAGATGAACATGATGTTGATTTTGATGAATTAGTTAACAGAGTTCAGGAGTTAGCAAAACAATTAAAAGACTTAACATCGGCTATGGCTGTTTTCGCTACGCCATTCGGCCCTACAGGCCCTGCTACAAACTTATTAGAAGTTCTGAGAACTTTTATATTATCAATGAGATTTGAGTTACTACCACCTAATGCATTTATACCACCTCCTGAGCCGAGATTAGATAATCATGATTTTGGTATTAACAATATAGTTCCATATGCTATATCAAGAAGATTATTAGGTTCGAACGGAGGAGGAAGTGGCAACGAATCTGTAGGAGGACAAGACTCCTCAGGTATTCAAACTCGAAAAGACTCCATAAATTTATTAAATACTCTTAATTCAAAAGATATTGAATTAGATTATGATCCTAATAAAGACTTGCCTGAATTTATAAACATAGATTGTGGATTACCATTGTCAGGATGCGGAGTATTAGTTGATTCTAACGGAAATGTATTAAAATCTGATGGAGATGGACTTACTAATAAAGAAGATTCGAGTAAAGATGATTCAAATGCTAATAAATTAGATAAGAAAGATTTCAATATTAAGTTAGTAAATTCAGATGCAGAATGTAAAGGATATATTTATAAAATGACTGCGAATAAATTCAACTCGGCAACAGGAATAATAGAAAAAGTCAATTATAATTTACTTTTATTGATAGGAAATGACACATTCTGTAGAGGATGGTATTTATTGAATGATAGTGTTGATAATAACTATAATATAACTGATAATTCGCTTCTTACTCCTGATATATTAGCTGATAATTCATGTATATCTCAATTAATATTGAGCAGTAAATGTTCTAAGGGAGATATATTATTGGATTATAGTATAAAAAAATTAACTAATGAAGTAAAATTTAATTAAATAATCTATTTATATAAAACGTTATGATGGATAAAATTTCAATTGAGTCAAAACTTAGAAAAATAATAAGAGAAGAATTAGATTATTATTTTGATAGATTAGAATCAAGATTGACTGAATCTAAGTCTAAAAGTATTTCTGAGAATCATAGTAGCCCTTCCCCAAAAAAATTTGCGGAGAAGCCTATTAGTACTAAAGTAGAATCTGAAAGGAAAGATTTCAGAAAAAAATTTAGTGGTTTAATGGAAATAATTACTGAAGATATGGAGTATCCTGAAGAAGAGACTGAAAGATCAATTTTAGATTCAAGAGCTTTGGATAGCTTAGAACACAATCCAAAAACTCAAGCAGTTTATAAAGCATTGACTAAAGATTATTCTGCTTTGTTAAAAAAAATGGATAAGAAATAATATAAATGGCAACACGTACAGTATTTAGATCTTATGAGACAAATTTATATAATGATAGAGCAGTTGGTGTTCTATTACCTATGAATGGAGATGCTGTATTAGTTGACATAAAGTATCCAAAAGAAATAAATAGGAGAGGAGATGTAAAGACATTTAGACTTTCATATTCTACGGAGGAACAAGCCATAACTAATTTAGTTAATTTACTACTAACAAGGAAGGGTGAGAGATTAATGCAACCTAATTTCGGTTCAAAGATACCTGATTATTTATTCGAATTAAATAGTGAAGAAAACAGAAATTCTCTTAGATTATCTGTTATAGATGATATTGAATTTTGGTTACCCTATATTTTATTAGATTCAGTTCAAGTTACAGCAGAGACTGATATTGCTTTCTCAAATAGTTATTCAGAACATAATGTTCAAATTAAAATATCATTTAGGGTAACTAATGTAGGTGCTAATAGAAATATAATACTATTTTTAGATTCAGGTGTTGTTAACTTTGAAATAGAGTAATATGAGTTCAAAATTATTAAATAATAATATTAGAAAGGATATAAAGTATCTAAATAAAGATTTTGGGGAGATACGACAGCAGTTAATAGATTATACAAAGAACTATTTTCCTGATACTTATAATGATTTCAATGAATCATCTCCCGGCATGATGTTCATGGAATTAGTTGCTGCCACAGGGGACATTCTATCCTTCTATACTGATATACAGTTACGAGAATCTTTATTACTGACAGTTGAAGAAAATATAAATTTATATAATATTGCCCATTCTTTAGGATACACACCCAAATTTAGAACTCCTGCATCTGTAGATTTAGATATATTTCAATTAGTGCCATCTATAAATAATGGTTCATCGGTAGTTCCTGACTTTAGATATTGTTTGCAAGTTGATTCAAACATGATTGTTAGTTCAGATTCTAACAAAAATTTTAGAACTGTAGATAGCGTAGATTTTTCATATAGTTCTTCATTTGATCCGACAGAAATTACTGTATATTCTTTAGATAATACAGGAGAAGTAGATTATTTCTTATTAAGAAAAAATGTTAGAGCTGTTTCAGGAGAAATTGTATCACAAAGCTATGTATTTGATTCTCCTAAACCATATGATAAAATAGTACTACCACAGGATGATGTTTTAGAAGTAGTAGATATATACGATTCTGATAATAATAAATGGTATGAAACACCTTACTTAGCTCAAGATTTAATACCTATATCTGTTCCAAATTTGCCATACAATGATCCACATCTATCTAAATTTAGATCTACAGCACCAAATTTAATGCAGTTTAAACAATCAGAACTTAGATTTGTAACAAGGCTGAGAGAGGATAATAGATATGAAATACAGTTTGGCTCAGGAGTAAGTTCAGAGTATGATGAAGAAATCGTACCTAATCCTTTTAATGTTGGATTTGGTTTAGACTATTTTGAAAGAGTTGTTGATTTAAGTATTGATCCAAAGAATTTTTTATATACTAAAACTTATGGAAAAGCACCATCAAATACAACATTAACAGTACGATATACTATTGGGGGAGGAGTTGAAGATAATGTTGGAGCAAATAGTATATCAAATATAGTAACTTCAAACATAACTACTCCACAATCAAATTTAAATTCAGCATTATTTAACACTATAGTGAATAGCGTAGCCGTTAATAATCCCAAACCTGCAAGAGGAGGATTATCGAGAAGAAATGTGGAAGATGTTAGAAGAGAGGCTTTAGCTAACTTTGCAGCTCAAAATAGAGCTGTAACTAAAGATGATTATATTGTAAGAGCTTATAGTATGCCTGTTAAATATGGAGCTATAGCAAAAGTATGCGTAGAATTAGATGATCAATATTTAGATAGTTCAACTGATTTTCAAAATGTAAATTATTTTGGAATTAATTTATATTGCTTAGGTTATGATGAGAATAAGAATTTAACACCATTAAATGATGCAGTTAAATTCAATCTACTAAACTATATGAAAGAGTATAGAATGATGACTGACTCTGTTAGTATACGAGATGCTTTTATAATTAATATAGGAATAGATTTTGAAATAGTTGTTGACGAAGTTTATAATAGTAATGAAGTTTTATTACGATGCATACAAGCTTTAAAAAATTATTTTGATATAGAAAAGATGGGTATTGGAAAACCTATTTTCAAAAATACAGTATTGAAAGAAATTTTGCAAGTTGAGGGAGTAATATCTGCTACAAATATGAGTATATTTAATTTATATGATACAAGTTTAGGATATTCAGGTAATGTATATGATATAGAATCAGCAACTAAAAGGAGTATTATATATACTTCTATAGATCAATCAATTTTTGAGATTAAATACCCAAATAAAGATATTAGAGGAAGAGTAATAAACTATTAACTATGTATCACGCTATATACGCAACAAGAGACACTACTTTATATGAGAAAAATCCTCGTAGAAATGCGGGTATTGACCAAGTATTAGAACTACTAAAGTATGTAGAAAGTGTTCCTGATGAAAATGGTTTTTACTACGATGGCACTTATAATTCAAGAATACTAATAAAGTTTGATATAGATCATTTAAGCAATTTAATATCATCTAAGACAGTATCAAGAACATCAAAATACTTTCTATCTTTAAGAGCAACAGATGCTTCAGATTTGCCGTTAGATTATAATATTGATGTTTTTGCCGTATCACAATCTTGGGACAATGGTGTAGGTCATTATAATGATTATCCTGAAATTACTACAGGAGCAAGTTGGACTTACAGAAATGGTTACTACGATGGAAATGGTTTACAATGGATAAATAATAGGTTCTCTACAAGAACGACAGGATCATTTTCAACTAATTCAGGTGGTGGTACTTGGTATACAAGTTCTCAATATTATGCTACACAAAATTTTAACTATGTTAAAAATCCTGATATAAGAATAAATGTTTCTAATATAATTCATAGATGGTTAAGTGGCAGTATACCCAATAATGGTTTTATTGTAAAGAGAACATCTCAAGATGAGTTTTCTACAGATTTTAAAGGAACTATAAGATTTTTTAGTACAGATACACATACGATATATATTCCAAAATTAGAAATAGTTTGGGATGACAGTAATATATCAATGAGTGGAAGTTTACCTGAAGTATCTGACGATTTTCAATTATTTGTAAGCAATATTAATAAAAACTATAAAACAAATTCAAAGTATAAATTCAGAGTAAAAAGTAGAGATAGATATCCAACTTTAGATTATACTACGACTAATAATTATTTAAATTTTAAGAGGCTACCAACATCTTCATATTATGCAATTCAAGATTCTGTTACAGAAGATTATATTGTACCATTTGATACGGGATCAACTCGATTAAGTATAGATTCTGAAGGTAATTATTTTAATATAAATATGAACAGTTTTTTACCTGAAAGATTTTATAAAATAGTTTTTAAAGTGCAGAAAGATGGTGGATTCACCGAACATATAATAGATGATGGATTTTATTTCAAAGTGATTAGATAACATGGATAAGGATAATTTGGAAATATTGGATAATTGTATTAATTGTGGAGTAAATGCTTCTAACAATGATTCATCAATGCTACCTATAGATACATCTTATAGACCAATGCCTACTCCTACTTACATAATGGATAGAGCAAGACCTATAGATGATAGACCAATGCCTACTCCTACTTACATAATGGATAGAGCAAGACCTATAGATGATAGACCAATGCCTCTTATGCCTTCTTTAGATTTTGATTTAAAGTACATATATATTAAAAATATAGCATATAAAAAAGAAACATTTTATAGCAATGATTTACAATATAGGAATAAATTAAACAATACAAATCAAAAGAATGCGTCTAATATTATATTAGAGTATGATAATATTGGGGATACCTACTCTGATGAGGATTTGTATTACATGGATAAAGTATTCATAGATAAAAATAATTTAGGAACTAATGTAATAAATTTAAATTACAAAAAGTTGCAAGATAGTTCATTAGAATTAATTCCAAACTTTTATAGAATATTGCCTGAAAAGAGAATTATATTGGATAATGAATTATGTTCTAATATTGATTGTGATTTTTCATATTTCGTAGATACTGATTTTGGAAATCCTGAAATAGTATATCCTATAGGAACATTCTTCAGAGTAGCTAACGGAGTTTCAGTCAGTTCTCCTTGTGATCAACAGATTTATTTTGTTACAAATGGAAATTGTATATGTCCTATACCTAATAAGCAGACTTTACAAGTTATGCTTATAGAAAGGGGAAAAGTCATACAAAGTGTATTTGTTATAGAACAATCAGAATTTACTTATTTTGAAGTATTAGAATCATGTTTAGATAGAACATCTGAATGGATTCCGAGATTTGAAATAGATTCAGGATGTAAGACTCCTGATTTAGAAATTGATTTAAGTGCTTTAGATAGAATTCAAATACCAAAATTACCTGATGTTATTCAAGGAGCAGCAGGAGCAGCAGGATCAGCAGGATCAGCAGGATCAGCAGGAGCAGCAGGCCCTGCGGGAGCAGCAGGATCTTCAGGTAAGGATGGTAAAGATGGTAAAGATGGTAAAGATGGTAAAGATGGTAATGATGGTAATGATGGGGTATGTCCAAATTGTCCAACACCTACGCCTACGCCTACTATTTTAACTATATCACCTACATCTACAATACAAATTACACCAACAACAACTCGAATACCTCGTCTAACACCAACACCAACACCAACATTTGTAATTACAGCAAGACCAACATTAACACCCGATGTAGTAACTTGTGAATGTTATGATGGATATATTGTAAATGCATCAGGTTTCTTCTACGAAGATTGTTTAGGAAATGTAGTAACAAATACTTTGGGAAATGTGGGAGGAAATGATCCTATATGTTTCAATGTTAAAAAACCATATTCGTCAAATATAGTTGCATTCCAAATATCTAATAATTGTTCTTGTAGTAGTACAGGTACTTCAACTACTCCGACTCCTATTACCCCGACTCCAACTTTACCTGTAAACTTAATAAAATATTATGAGCTGTCAGGATGTAGTAATACTGAATATGCATATACAACTATCGATCCTACAATGGGAGTTGGTCAAAGATACATAAATCCGTTAACGGGAATTATATATACATACACAGGTGCTCCACCTCTACTTCAACAACCTACATCCTATAATGGAAGTATCCAAATTGTTAGTGGAAAGCAATACTGCTCTAATTCAGATATAGCAAATCCTACAACTCCACCTCCGCAACCTACTCCTACTACTATAACAGAATCTAAGTTATCATATAATTTATTTTTATGTGGAACCAATATTACATCAAATGAGAGAATCGTATATACAGGTACTTACAATGGTGGAGAAGTTATAAAAACGTCAAATGGTAAATGCTACACAGTATCATCGGGTACTTCATCACAGCCGCCTACTTTAAGAGTAATAGCGAGTTATAGCACATGTATGGAATGTAATCCTATGGTAACAACTTCAAGACCTCCTATTACACCAAGACCTACTCCAACTCCTACACCTACACCAATACCGACATCTCCCGTAGGTATTGTAAATTGTGAGTGTTATGATGGATATATTACAGATGATTCAGGATTTTTCTATGAAGATTGTTATGGCAATAAAATAACAAATTCTATAGGAAGAGAAGTAAATAATTCAATATGTTTTAATATTCAAAAACCATATTCTTCAAATATAACATCGGTACAATTATCAGAAAATTGTTCTTGTGGAGGTTTATATGATCCCAACACACCTCAAAATCCTGAAATAGTTCCTACAACAGGAGTAGGCATAGGAACAACGTCAGGTGATAATGGAAATACTTCGGATGTGCTACCGCCAAATGAGTTAAGGATAGATAATTTTAGATAATATACAATACTAACATGTCATTAGAAAGATATACTAACAATACTGAAATATTAAATACGAAGAATAGATTGGAAGGGTTTGTTCTTTCTAAAAATGATATAAATACTTTAAATCAAGATATTGCTGTATTATCTGAATTTACTCCTAAAGCAAATTCTAAGTATACAATAAGCGTAGAAGCTCACATATATAATTCAAATGGAGATTATATATCATCTAATTATAATACAGAATATAAACATTCTATAAAATATTCTGATTTTACATTTGACATAGCCAAGGTGTTTGATAGTAGTAATCTACTATATGGAAATTTTAAACTTAGTATGTCATTTCTTGTAAATTTATTGGGAAATTATGATGATAATCCATTTTATTTAGAAGAAATAAGTCCTGACAGAACAGAATTAAAGTTAACAGTAAAAGATTCTTATATATCAAAAAACTTTAATATAGTATCTGAAGTAGAGTTATTTAAAAATTTTGCGGGAAGCTTAAAAGTAAAAAACTTACTAACTAACTTAGTTTTAAATTTTAATGAAAATAAAATAGTTCCAATTGTAAATATAAAAGTTGATTGTAGGGATAGAATAGTATTATATATAAAATTATATTCTCCACTTTTAAGTAGTATAGTTGAGAATGACATATGTCACATAGCTTATAAAGTATTAGAAGATTATGTAGATATATTTAATGTAAGATCATCCAATTTAGATACAGATTCAGCACTATCAAAGTATCCAAATTCAGTAAAAATACTCAGTAATACAAGTTATACTACATGTTCTGAAACTGATGTAAGTAATGAGACTGATATAAAGAATTGGAATTCATTATTAGATACAGATGCTGATACTTCTAATTCTATAATAAGGAGGATATTCTCAGGTTCTCAAGATGTAGAATTAAATATAGATTATACTGATTTTAATAATTTTATATACTACGGATCGGCAGCAGAACGCATAAAAAATTATGATTATAAGTTAAAACTAATAGAGTATTTAAATAGTCAGTACATACAAGCTGATAATACTGTATCAGGTTCACTATATTCAGTAAAATCAGCAAGTAATTATACTGAGAGAATAAAGAAAATAGTAGATAGTTTTGATAGATTTGAGTCATTTCTTTATACAAAAACAGGAAGTTTATTTAGTTATGATATTTCGGGAAGTGTTGTTCCGAGTCCAAAATATATTGCAAATAATAGATATGTAAACTACCCAACAACAAGTTCTCAGTATTTAAATTGGTATAGTAGTCATTTAAATGTTGCTACTGAATACGATAGGACTAATTATACAAGCCTATATTATAACACACCTGACCACATACTAAGAGATGAGAGAAATAGTCAATATGTTCTATTTCTACACATGGTTGGGCAACATTTTGATAATACTTATGGATTTATAAAAAAGTTAACAAGTATACATCAAAGAGATGAACATCCTGAGAGAGGTATACCTAATGAACTTTTACCATATTATGCAAAATCTTTAGGATGGAAAATTCAGAATACGAGAAATTTAAGTGATCTATGGTTATATAAATTAGGAACTGATTCAACAGGAAGTTATTCTGAAGCATCAGGTGAGTTGCTGAGTAAATCATATGAGAATTTAACCCACCAAATATGGAGAAGAATTGTAAATAATCTACCATATTTACTTAAAACTAAAGGATCTACAAGATCCGTAAGAGCTCTGTTTTCTATATATGGAATACCTTTTACTTTAATTAGTGTAAAGGAATATGGCGGCCCTCAAATAGATGAAGACAATCCTCCATTACTATCCGAAGATAAGTTTCAATATTTATTGAATTTTAAACGAAATCAGTATATTGAAATTCCAAGAAGATTATATACGTCTTCATTAGATAACATATCAAAAGTTCCACAAACAACAGAGTTTAGATTTAGAACAGATTATACAGGAAGTGTAAGCATGAGTTTATGGGCTGTTGAAGAAAGCTCTAATAGAAGAAATACACTTCAAAATTTAGAATTAGTACATTATACTTCGTCACTATACGGTAAAAGAACTTATGGATATTTAAGATATACTATAAAGACAGGATCTTTAGGCAATTTAAAAGCTATAAGATCTACAAGTAGTTTAATGCCATTATTTGATAATGATATTTGGACTGTCAGAATGTATAGTAACCATCCTGTATACAATGGTTCTCCATTCAACGGAACTATAAATATAGATTGTGCTAAATCAAGTGATTTTGTAGACAATAGGATATCTTTATCCTCAAGTTTCAGCATATCAGCAAATCCAAACTCTTTATTATATTCTTTAGGAGCAACTTCTAATATACTTCCAAGTGGTCATAAAGCTGTTTTAGGAGGAACTACAGGTAGTAATTCTGTTAGATTTAGTGGATCTTTACAATCATATAGAGAATATATGGGATGGTATAGCAAAAGAGTTTTTGATGCTCACGTTCTAAATCCATCAAGTTATAATGCTAATTCGTATACGTCATCATATGATGAATTATTTAGATACTATCCTATAGGAATAGATAATATTAGAGATAATCATTCGGTATACTACTATGTTAGTTCAAGTCATCCAAATCAGAAGTTTTATGGTGACAATCCTGCAACATTCAAAAACTTTACAGGAACTCAAGAAAGTCAGTATACATCAAAAGTAGAAACACATTACAGGCAGTTTCCTTCATTAGGTGCGAATAATCCTAAATCAAATAAGATTAGATTCGAATCTACAAAATTAGATAATAATTTAGCTCCTGATAGAAGAGCTACTGTTAGTAGATATGATAAGGAACAGAGAGATAGTAATAGATTATCTATAGTGTTCTCACCTACAGACCAATTAAATAAGGATATATCCAATCAATTTGGAGCCTATAACTTTGAAAATTTTGTAGGAGATCCTAAAGATTCTACGTCTAACAGTTATAAATCATTAGATTATGCTCGAAACGAGTACTTTAAAAAGTTTGCGAGAAGCAACGACATAGGAAAATTCATAGAAATATTTAGTTTATACGACTATTCAGTATTTGAGCAAGTAAAACAATTAGTACCTGCAAGAGCAAATCTAATAACGGGTGTATTAATAGAACCATCATTATTAGAGAGATCTAAAATAGAGAGAAAGTTTCCAATAGTCAGTTACCCAAAGCAAGAAACTTTATTAAAGGGTGCTGTAATGGATATAGAATCTAATTTAGTACCTAATAATATAGGAGTTCTTGATTATCCCTTAGAGATAGAAATTGAAAAATCCAAAGAGAAAATTAATATAAAGTATTCACCTAAAATAGAACTTGAAAGAGAAAAAATAAAATCAGAATGTAATGTAGTTGTAGATGTTGAAGTAGAAATGAATAAATATAAAGTTATTCAAAGTATGAATTTAGTATCTATAGATAATAATGTATCAAATAGTAATTTGATAACTGATTCAGTAGGTAGAGTTTCATCAATGAATACTGAAGTTAGCTTAAAAGATTATTATAATAATTTTATAAAGTCAAATAATGAAACTAATATAGTTTTAGATAGATATAATAGTGCTAATACTCCAAACTCTTCCATAAAGTTAACTAATTCTTATTTTAAAAATATACAACCTTTATCAAATGCAGATGTTATATTACAATATATAAACTATACATATAAAGATAGCAATGGAGTTTTAAAACAAAAATCATCGAGTGATTATGTATATAAACCATTTACTATTGAGGCAGATATAACTAAAAGAAATTTATATAAAAATAATGTATTAGATAAAAACGAATATGCTGTAGGTTCATTCTATGTTATAGATAATTCACTAAATATTGTAGAATTCAACGAATCACAGCTGAGTAGTTCTAATTTTAAATTTTATTTCAAAACAGTGCAACCTAACATTAGTTCAGAAAGAAATCTAACAGGATTATTATTCAGAGAATTTTTGAATAAATATAAATATTCAATATATAATAAGGATAATACTATATATAGAAATCCTGATGGTGGAGGAATTATAAATCAGCACATAAGTGGTTCATCTATTAATAACTTTTATAAGAAAGTTAAATATCATTTCTCAAGTTCGGGCAATTTTATATTAGGTCAAACTTCTCCAAATATGTTGAAGTCTCCTGTATATCTGTCAGGCATATCAGGAAAATTAAGTGACTACAGCAGAGAGTTAAATTATAAAATAAATAAAGAATATAAAGCATACTACTCATCATCTATTGAATATTCTAATTATCAATATGTAGAGGATAGTAGTATTATGAGAGTTAGATTTAGAGGATCAAAGATTTCAGGGGCAGGTATTAATATTGATTCGACAGAAACAGTATATGGAGGCCCTGTGGTATCTGTTAAAATTGTAAATGAAAACGAAATTATAGTTCAATAAAATTTTAAAAAATGTACATATTGTTCAATAATTTAAAGTATAATGTATATTTATAATAAAAAAACTTAAATATGGGATATTTAAACAATTCCTCAATTGTTATCGATGCAGTTCTTACTAAGAAGGGTAGAGAATTGTTGGCAAGAGGACAAAATGAATTTAGAGTAGCTTATTTTGCATTAGCTGATGATGAGATAGATTATAGTTTATGGAATAGTGACCACCCTTTAGGCAGTGCTTACTATGGTAGAACCATCGAAAATCTACCAATTACTGAAGCTGTAACTGATGAAACTCAGGTTATGAAATACCCATTAGTAACACTTCCTAAGAATACTATAAGAATACCTGTAGTATCAGTTGCACAAAATTCATATACATTTAAATCACCAACAGATAGAATAACGATTACTCCAAATACTGTGAATTTTCCAAGTGGAAACATTGCATTAGGGTACACTGCTGTACTTAGTGATAGTGATGCAGCAACTTTTGTTAGTGTGACACCATCACCTGCACAGTCAGCGGGTCAAGATACTGCGAGTAGTACACCACTTGCTATTAGTGATTTAGAATCATCACAAACAGTATCGGTAAGTGGAACGTCATTTACTCTTTCAGGTAAGTTCTCTACAATTAGATCTAAAAAAGCAACTTTAACCATAATTGGAAATGAGACAGGAGGCAGAGTAACTATTGAATTAACAATTAATAGATTAACTCAAACTAATTCTTCTGCTGCAAACATCACAATTTAAAAATATAAAATATGTTCGTTAGATTTCAAGCTGATGATGTTGTTCCAAATCAACAGGAAACTGTTACAAGAGCAATGTTCTCGAATAATGTAGGTAATTTAACTACATTCTTCACATCCTCTGCTCAAACAGCAGCTCAAAAAACGTATTACTACGAATTGTTTAATAGTGCATCAAACGCACCAACTGCGGAAGCTCAATTCTCTATTGCATTTGGACATCGATTTGGTTCAGGATCTGAAAGTGAGGGTGGTCAAGTGGATGATACTCCATCAAGAGCTATATATTCTCAGTATAGACAATTATGTTTAGATGCGGGAATTAAATCATTTACAAATAGTGGAGTTAATTCTAACTTTATATATGTTTTGAATTTTAATAGGTCAAGACTTAAAGATGGCATTGATGAAGGTAATATTGAAATAAATCTACATCATTTATCAGGATCTCAGTTCATAAACGGCCCGGGACACAATAGAACTCACACAGGTTCTAACGTAACTTTAGGAGCTCCAAGAGCTTTAAGATTGATAGATGATAGTAAAATATCATCTGCAACAATGACATCAGCAGGAGAGGTATATAATATTGTATCAGGTTCTATTGAAAATGGAGTTTTCAATTCAGCATCACCTAAATATTATGGTAAATTATTTCCAAGATTAGGTGTAGTTGTTTTAGATGGAGTAAAGTTAGACTTATCTGCATCATTCGGTACTGTTACAGGTTCTGATATTGCAGGAGATAATGCTTACAAATTGTATAAATCATTGTCAGGATCGGCAGCAAGACTTACTGATTTAAGTGGTGATGTTTTAGGATTGTCGGCAAGAAGCAAAGAATATGTTAAATCTACTCATTACTTTGTTAGAGCAAGAGCATCTCAATTTAATTTCTCAAATAATCCTACATTCGTAACAGGTTCAGATGGAAATTTAGCCGTATCAGATTTCATTAATGATCCTAAAG